TTTTTTTGGTGATACCGTCTCGGGTACAGTTGGGTACATACAAAAAAAGGGTTTACGATTTTGCCAGTATCGTAAACCCTTGTAATGTGGTCGGGAAGAGAGGATTCGAACCTCCGACCCCAGCGTCCCGAACGCTGAATGTTTCCACAGTATATCTAGGATTGAAGGATGTTCCGGGTACAGCTGTGTACCCAAGAGTGAAGGCAAAGGTGGTTAAATCTACACTCTGTTTATCCTTTTAAAAATATGTTTGATGCGATACTGTATGATTAAATCAAGTGGAGGTATCATGAAACGATTTTTTTTGCTCGCTGCCATAATTTCACTGGTTATAAGCTGTCAGTGCTTTGCAGATGATAATGGAGCCGGAAAGATGAAATATTGCGAAGCTGTTGAGTATATCGCCTCAGTGGTTATGGAAGGAAGGCAGCTCGGGGTTAAATTCTCTACTCAAATGTCAAAGGATAAAATGACAAGCAGGTACGATGATATCGTAGCAGGAGCATACAAAACTCCCCGTGTTGTTGGCCATGACCTTCAAAATCAGATTATCACAGAGTACGGAAACAATTGGTACGGTAAATGCCTGAATAATGTTGACTCGTTCTTACACTGATCCTGTTCGCATCATCACTGAAAGTTCTTTTGCCCTTTCAGGTGTATCTCTCTTGGCCCATTTGCTATCCAGCATTTCAGTGTATGCTCGTTCATAATTACCTACTCGCATGGCCGTAAACATCTTCTTGAAACCTAACAGGCCGGAAACTCCCATTTGATATGCCATATCGACCAGGACCATTTTACGCGCGTCGTTCAGGTCTTCAAACCACGGTATCTTTTCTTTCAGCTCTGAAATGATTTTCAATATCCTGAGCCCCATCAAAATTAGTGCCTCATCCTCTGGCATCCCTGAATCCAGGTTGTAACCATAGCCAATGGTCAATTTCCCTTTTGAGCACCGGTAAATGTGTTCCCGGTATCCCTCATGCCTGGCAATCATCTGATCAGTTGTTTCGTTCTGCATTGGCCAACCTCATGTATTCTTTAATTTCATCCTCGATGAATGAAACCGGTTCGCATCGTTGCACCTGGAACGGTGCAATATCACCCCACCTTTGGCCGCATGAATACCTTTGGATTGCTACGTTCGTTCCAATTAGCACTGCGCATGAAATGGCCAAGGCTGTAATCAAAACCTTTATTGACTCGGTAATCATTGGTCCCGGCGTTCCCCGTGCGGTGGAGGATATAAGTCAACCTGCCTTCTCTCTAGCCGATTGAATATTGCCTCTATGTCTTTTTTCATCTCCGCGACAAGTGCTTGTGTTACGGCAACAGAAGTGCGTATTTCACCGGTTTGTTCTGATCGTTGCAACGCTGATGCTGCGAGTGTTTTTTCGAGTGACCGGATAAGTTTATCAAGAGAGTCTATCCTTGAGGAAACACCATTCTCCAACTCATCTATTCTCGACGACATTCCCTCGACAGCCTCAAGCCTCGATTCAAAATCCTTCGTTTTCCTGCCGGCAAAGAAAGACCATCCAGACACTGCAAAAAGGGCGCCTCCAACAGCGCTGATCATATTGCTCAACCAGGTTATATCCCCTCCACCTGGAGGAATTATATCATGAGGCATTATTGGTAACCCCTTTGCGCTCGTTATATGATTGAGCCCACTTCCCTGAAATCAGGCCTACCAGAAAGATTTTAACGTCGGATGGAGGAATGTACATTTCTCCATTTTTCCACGACAGATAGGCCCAAATCACACCGAAAAGAGCTGAAAACCAGATCGTGAGAACTTTCATGGTTCGCATCGTCATTTCCCCACATCTCCATAACCTGATCCTGAAACCTTGGTATCAGTTTCGCTCGTTTTGTGTGTGGTTGGCACCTGCGAGCATGTGATGGTGTTATCCGACCCGGTGATATTAACCGTGGTTTCGGTTCTGTTGCCGGCGCAACCAGCAATAGCCAAAAGGATGACAACGAACAGCATGAACTTTTTCATTTTTACCCCTTTAATCATCCAGAAACTTCGAGTGAAGACGAGAATACCAGCTCGTCAACATCATCATAAAAAACATTGGTCCCGGCAACCTTAAAATAGTAAGCATATGGAGAAGTTAGATCGACAGCTACGGTGGCATTGGTGAGTTCTCCAGCATAGACAAGGGTTCCTTCCGTCTCTGGATCAAAGTCGGTCGTTGATCCCATGTAGAGTTCATACCCGGTTGCACCTGTCACCCCTCCCCACGAAATAATTACGGCCCCTGAAAGCACCGATTGCAACGCAAGATTTGCAGGAGCAGACAGGCTTGATATTGGTATTTCTGCGGTTGACTCATCACCCATGTCGCCAATGCTATTTATAGCGTAAACCTCAATGTCCATATCAGGACTGGTTTCAATGTTCGCCAAGGCACTAAGAGCAACAGACATTTCAGTGCTGGTTGTACTTGTTTCCCATACTGAAGACCCTTCAGAAAGCAGTGTCACCGAATAACTACTTGCACCCGTAACCGCATCCCAACTTGCAGATAGAGTGGCTGAAGTAAGCTCAACTGTTAGGTTCTGTGGGGAAGAAGGAATAGAGTAACTTACCTCCATGGCTAGATCAGTTTGCAGTGTGCTTTCAGAGTCATATGGAGTTACTTTTATTATTATTGAAGTTGACGCTGTTTCTACATCTTGAGTATAGTTTGTATATTCATCAACGATAGTTGTGTATCCTGATCCAATGTCCGCTTCTACCTTATAGGCGCTTGCACTGCCTGACCATGATGCCGTATAAATATTGTCTCCAATATAGTTTACACTTAACCCTGCCAACAAACCAGGGTCAATGATTGGTGACTGATAATCTGGTGGGTACTCATCGAAATCATAGATAGTATCGTCGATAATTGACCCGATCATCTGGATTTTATTTCTTCCTTGAGGACGTATTCCCATCAACCTTACGTGAAGAAATGTTTTACTCGACGGACCAAAAAGATATCTTGTTGCGTTAAGGTCATCATCCTGCATTGTCTTTATATTAAGGATATTTGCCCGTATACAGTAAGGACTAATTCCGCTAGGTTCCACTGTGTATGGGCCACCATTTGAACCATCAGCATGTGTGACATACATCTTACCAGTGCCATCTGATTTAAAATCAAGTGGCTCACTGCACCATATCAGCCCGTTCACCTCGTCAACAGAGACGATCTGACCAGACTGCCCCCAATTTGTGTTGCTGGCGCACAGCGCTATCTTTTTAAATAAGGCAGGGATATGTGCTTTCATGCCTGTTGAAAATTCAACAGAAGTTCTATTGTTCATCATATCAAGATATAAATAAGCGGCATATTGATAAGCCTGCGATCTTGACTGGCATCCCTCAAGTTTTACCTCATAAGGTCTGTCTTCAGATCCTCTATCGTCAAAGAAAACAACAGAGTCATCATTCCATGTTACTTCATTAACAAATTTTATCTTTACACATGTTGGAGACGATTGGTCTGGAAGTTTATGGGAAAGTTTAAACGAGTCTACATCATAGTCGTCATCAGTATATGTTATAGCCGGGACTTCCTGGAAATCATCGCGAACAGCGCAAAATAAACCTCCTGGCATATATGGAACCATTCTGGAGCACAGCGCTGCTTTTTTACAAGCATCCATTACTGAACCTTGTCCAGTGAAAGATAGGTTAAACCAGTGTTCAAGCTCATCAATTTGGTTTTTCAGCAGGTACAGTATATCCCATTTTACAAAGCTATAGTCCATGCGCCCACCATTCTCACATGTAACCATATAAGCCATAGCATCGATAATAGACCGTGACGCGAACAAAGACGGATCAGACGCTCCAGCATCAAAGTAATAACCAGACTCAGTGACTTTAGGAAGTTTCCTAGTGGCGACAACATTTATTTTATTGGCTACATCACCAGACAATTTATCTGTAGCCCGTATCTTTGCTTCAATGCAAGTTACATCGCCATACCACGGGTGCAGCCCACCATAAGCTCGCACTCCCATAATTGATACAGCATCCTGCACTTGTGAGCTGGTACTTTTTTCATTGGTTCTATATACCTTTATCTCATATCTACCTTGTCCCAATGGAGCAGGTACCTTATGGCTATATCGTAAAGTATCGATACTAGCTGCTGTGTATGTCTTTCTATAGAGTTCAACCCAGTTACTTGTGGCGACTCCATCATCATCAACCAAGCGTACTTCTGAGACTACTGTAACCGATACAGCTTGCCTGTCTCCCTCATCATTGAATCCAATCAGGGCACCAAACTGTATATCATACTCAATATAGAGAGCAGAAGTCCCTCTACCTGACACGATGGCAATAACACCCTCCATATCCAATGCCTGACCAGATATCTCGGTGCAAGGCCAAACAACGTTTGTTACGATGGTAGGTATACTTTCTGCTCGACGACCATCAGCAAGTACAGTATTGCCTGGAGGCAAAATGTTGTATGTAGCCTCAGCATAGTCATCCATCAAAGTTTCTTCAATGAAAACGCCTTCAACTTCATACTGTCCTACCCCTATAATTCCATAGAAGTACATGTAGTTGTCATTGTTTTCATTGCGAGTGTATATGTTTTGTACAAGATCAGGATAAATTTTTTGTCTACCAAATCGCTCAGCAAATGGCTGACCAATGCGTAGATAGTTTCCACCATCACTTATAGAGTATATGTCTTTTGCCGTACCGTCATCAGTGCCAGGTATATTTTTAGCAAACAGCATGTTAAGTAAAAGAGATCCTGCCACCATAACAGCAGCAGACGCTAAGGAACCGGCAACCGGCCCCCACGCTGTAGCGGCCCACCCACCGGTATAGACGGCTGCTACCATAATAGCAATAGTGGCGATGATCTGCAGGGGGTTACTACCACCACTGCCACGAGGTAAAGCGATTATGCGTATGGTTGTACCCTGTGGTAATGGCATGTCCCAGTCTTTTCTGGACAGAAATCCCCCGCCTCCAGGCCAGTTTGCCGCCACTATAAAATGCCCATCAAGAACTAGTTTGAAGTTAAATAAGATGGCATTCACTGTCCAATGTCCAGTAATGCACGCTATCTCTTTATCTTCCTTAAGTGTGACAGGATTGTAAGTTTCGTTTAGTCGCATGGTGTCCAGTAACTTAAGATTTTCCATCCGTTCATTGCCAGATCCATTAGGTCTGAAACAACCATTCCAGCACCGTCAAGAACATGCAATACATAAAGTTTCTTCCTTAAAAAGATCACCATCCCTATATGGTGTTCCAGTTTTCCTTGGCTAAGAAATACCGCATCCCCTTCTGATGGGGTGTTTGTTTCTTCATAGCCAAACATCTCGGCAATGTTTCCACGCATTACCTTGATTGTGCTTCTTAGATGGTGTTGGTAATCTATGGCATTGCACTCTGGAACAGTTCGTCCAAACTGTTCTTCACTTATTTTTCGGAACCAGTGCAGACAATCTGTTTGATCAGTCCATTTCGCCTCACGATATTTAAGTGACCAATGCTCCATCAAGTAAGCCCCCCAGGAAGAACCGTCGTTGTCATCAGCCGTCTAGGAAATTTCATGGCTGTAAGCATCGGGAACGACGCGGTGATAGTTGCCCCGGTAATTGACTGTTCAACGGCAGTGATATCCAATGGAACAGGGTAATAAGCGTCTGGTTCCATATCAGGTCCGAGGTATTGCCTCCAATAAACAGTGATACCAGTTCCAGTTTTACATTTTTCTACCAACCATTCCTGAGCATCTAAGGGAAGAAAGTCCACGGTTATTTGCATAGTGCCGACTATGCCTCCCTCGGTTTCAGGGTGTTTGCAGCCAAACTTACAAGCAGTGAATAGCCCTTGAGGAGTATTCAAGTCTTCATCAGAATGAACCACCCTTACAGCTGCACCGGATGATAGTTCAATAAACTCCAATGTGTCATAAAACGTTTCTCCAGTAGATGCGTTTAATAACGCCTCATGCATTGCCTCGCTAATACTAATAGGTAATGGTTGCTCAGTGGCGAAAAAGGGTCTAGTCCCAACAAAGTTTATTGGAACAACCTGCAATGCACACGACGATACCACCATAAACGATGCTTCAAATTCTGTGGACCCGTATTTTGATATGGTAAATATTAAAGCAATGGCTTCTTTTGCAGGAATAATTGCTGGTAGATCAAGATTAAAAGATATCCCTCCACTTTCTCCACTAGCAGTGATTCCTGTAACAACGGCATCCTCATCAGTACCGTTGTATAGCCACATCATTTCATTTTTATTATCTGTAACATAGCCAGCATCAATATCATGTGAACCGACTGTAAAAGATTGAGAAAATAGAGACATCTCCATGTTAGACTGACGAGCTTCAAGACCGGGCATTGTAAAACTTGTGATATTTAATAAAGACCCAGTTGTCATTTAATCACCGATCCTTGTGTAAAGCATAGTGCATACTTTAAACTGCGACAATAGTTCTATTGGCTCTGTTCCTTCCCCGCTCCAATGTATTACTTCTATCGGTAAGTTGTCTGTATACCCATTAGATGATATAAGGTCATATGTGTAATCAGGCATTTCGCCATCTGCGTCAAATAGCCCTTCTGCCTCAAACTCAGAAACAGAATCCGGTGAGTATGAAGAATTTGAGGAATCAGCTAACTGGCCGACTGAAAGTGGAAATATGGTACCGTATACAGTGCCATGAATAATCGATAAACTATGTTTTAACGCCTCTTCAACACTGAAA